ATCAAAAGTATGACTCTTGATAGTTTCTCCCTTCATTAACCAAGAAAAATCTACAGTTCCCGCACCATACCATTCATAACTAATAGAAATCATCTGTTGTTTTGTTGGATCTGCGGTTACACCAGTCCAACCATTACCATCAAACTTCTCACCATTCCAATCATCTCTGGTTACTCTTCTTTCTGTGGTGATACCAGATGTTGTGTTGCGAAGAACATAAGAATATGTGCCTCCATCATCCTCAAAGAAAGCACCATCAGTCTCATTAAACAATCCAAATCTTCTACGAACTCCAGGAGTAGGTGCTTCTAGACGAATTGCAAATGCGAGAGTTGCTGGTCTACCAGGAATGTATCTCATTACATTCTTGGTTTGTCTGATAACCTTACTACCAGCAGTAGATCCAACTTCCATAATCACATTACTGGAATTTGCATTATGAGTAGCAGTTCCAACACCAACTACTCTCTCATCCCAAACATCAGTCTCTTTACCATACTGGAAAGTATTAAAGAAAACTGTTTGGAAAGGAGCAACCTTTAGTCTGTTGTTATTAGAAAACTGAGGTCTCCAATCTGTCTGGTTTCCCCAATGATCCGCGATATTGAAAACTTCAAATAAAGATCTTTCTTGATTTAAAAAATCCTGCGTAGTCTTATTCCACTGGGCCATTATTAATCAATCCATTCCAACTTTGATGGGTGGTATCTTTTTGCGTTTTTAATATTTAAATTCTTTTCAACTACAGGATAAATTTGATGAACAACTGCTCCAGGATACTCGGTTTGAAGTTGCTCACCAAGTTCTCTAGTTGAAGGAATTCCATTTTTAGTAACTAATTCCATTCTATACAAACTCCCATTCCACATAATATCGGCAACATATTCTTCACCGACTTGTTGTGGTTGTTCTTGCTGAGAGTTTATATAGAGATTTCCTGTAAAATCTCCAGCAATATTAACCGATTCTGAGATAAATTGCTTGAAAGATTTCATTTCATTCCTCTTCTTGTGATCCTTGATCAAACATACTTACTGCAACTTCAGGTCTAAACTCATCAACCTTTTCCGCTGCTTTTGTAAATAGTAAATCTTTAATCTTATCACTAATCTCAGATGGAGGTGAATCAGATACAATCATGTCCATTAAATCATCCATTGTTATAATCCAAAATTAATAATCGTTTTTATTTATATCTCACCACCCTTGGGTAGTTCCACTGATTTTACATTAACTTGAGCTGCTCTATCATCAGTTCTAAGATCTGGTTCCATTACTGGTTGCCCCAGATCCATTTGAGAGGTTTGGTCTAAAGGCATTCCGGTTGCAGGATCAATGGCTTGACTTGGATCTGGAATAACTCCATCTTCAATTTCTTTTTTGATAAGAGCATCTTGTTCGATAATTTCAGTATCAGTCTGTCTAAGAATCTTACGTCTTACATAATCTTGTGAAAAATATTTTCCAACATAAGGTTCTGCAACTTGAACCATTCCCAGTCTTTCATTCAATAGTTCTGCATCCTTAAGTTCTGCAAAATGGTTATCATATAGGAAGTCGTACTGGATATGCTCATTCATAATATCCCAATCTGCTGGGGTTATAATATTCTTAAGAATGAGTTGAGTTCTAAGCATATCGCTAAACATATAAGAAAATCTCTTTCTTAATCTTGATACGAATTTGCTAAACTTAACTTCATCTCTGAGAATTTCTGATGATCTTCCTAAGTTAAATCCTCCATCTCCACCAATTCTTGATGTTGGAACATTTAAAGATCTATAAAGTTTTTCTTGAAAATAATTAATATCAGTAATTTCTCCAAGATTTTGTCCTCCGGGAAGAGTTGAGATTTCAGTTCCTCTTCCACCTTCGCGCCGAGGTAACCAGAAATCTTCAAGCATCGCCATGAACTTCTTATCGTCACGAATTTCGCCGGTGTTTGCATCATAGACTAGTTTATTTCTATAACGCATCATAACATCGCGAAGATATTGTTCTGCTTTTACCTTCGGAAGATTACCAACATCAATATAGAAAATTCTACGCTCGGGAGCACGAGATAATCTGTAGATAACAAGGGAGTCCTCAATCATACGAAGTTGATTAAGTGACTTGATTGCCTTGTGAAGATAAGAAAGTGTTGATCCCTTATTTCTATCTACTAATCCTGAGGTGCAATAAGTGATAGAATCCTTAGTCATTTTAACACCAGCATTCGATCCTCCAAGATTTCCAGGTGCTGGAGTTCCTGTTGGATAAGTCATTTTTGGTTGATAAATGAAGTATTCTTCAATCTCGGGGAACTCATAATCCATTGGATTATCAATGTTCCGGTTAGATACTCTATACTTATCACTTTCTTTATTCTTTGCTTGTCTTACATAACGCATTTTCATTGCGTCAATGTATCTCAGTTCCTGTATTCCTGCCTCAGGATTCTTGAGATCGATGACTTTGTGATAATAAAGTCTTCCGTCAATATACCAGTTTCTATAAATTTCGTGAGATTTCTTATCAAAATCTAAAAGTTCTAAAATATACTTAAACTCTTGACGTATTTTCTTTTTAATGCCGTCACTAGCATTCAAATTGTCCAAGTCAATTTGAACTGGACTATCATTAGTGTCACTTACAATTGCTTCGTTTACAATATCTTCGATGGCGCCGTCACACTCTGGATGTAACGCCATCTCCCGATATCTTTTAATTAAATCAAACTCTGTTCTATAAACTCCTTCGATATCGACATACGAACCAAAAAATCCACTACTTAAATAGTGGTCAACCCCGTCCTCATTGTTAGGAGGAACGGGGGAAATTGTAGTATCTGATAATGGTTCGTTATCTTCAATCGAAAAACCAAATAGTTTCGCCATAATTTAAATAAAAGATCTATACTGCTCTTTCTATTTATCCTTCTACAGTATTGCTACCTGGACGCTCAGGATACCAGTATTGAACTTGGAATTCTACTGTGAATTCTTCAATAGTATCTGTAGTGTCATATGATAAATCAATAGCAGAGATACTAGTTGGGAAAATATCCTTGAACTTATACTGTGCTAGAACAGAGGCATTTCCACCTGTACCAGTACCAGTTTCTCTTCCTGGAGTTCTTCCACTAGTGAAATCTGAATTTCCTCCATTCTGAGTTCCTCTACCCAGTTGTAATACAGTAGCATCGGCCATGTAATCTACAGGTGAAGTCAAACCACTGTGATCAGAATACTGACCAATGTTTTGCATCCACGCTTCAAATGCTCTTCTATACTGGAAGTCTTCGTCGTTGATAACGGTGATAGTCCAGGTATCGAAGGTTCTGTCGCCAGCAACCTTCATTGTTCTACCACGGAAAGGAACTTCAATGGGTGAAATGTTTGATGCTGGTAAAGCAGCTGCCTTACATAAGAAAGTGAATTTTTCGGCATCAAACTGACCATCACCATCACCTTGCAGACCCAGATTTACTCCAGCTGCAGCGCCTGGTACATTCAAAGAAACTTCAAAAAGGTTGGGGCGGGCACCGCCGCCAATTAGTTTTGATTTGAATTGTGAGAGACTTTTGAGAGTAGCCATTTTTTAATCCTCCTGTTTAATTAATTTATTGAGATGATCAAACAGATCCAGCAACTTCTTCAAAGCTTACGCCAGTTCTGGTTGCAACGAAGGTTAGAGTTACATAGTTAATTGATTTAGCTGGTTTCAGGAAGATGTCAGCTCTAAACTCATTATTATCAATCACATCTGGAGTGTTATTTGTTGCATCACAACGAACGAAGAATCCATATAGACCTCTCTTCGCTTGAACATCACGTAGGTATGGTTCAACAATGTTGATAAAGTTTGCTCTGGTAATCTCATCGTTCAGTTCGAAGAGTTGTGCCTCAGCACTTCTTTCTAGTGCCTGCTCTACAGTTAGGAATAGACGGCGAACGTTAATTCTATCAAATGCGGATGCATATCCAAGAGCAGTCTTGTCTCCGAACAGGAGAATACCAATACCTGGTTTGTTGATGATTGCGTTGATTCTCTGAGGATAGAGTTGGTCTCTCTGTGCTTTATTTGGATTATACGCTAATTTAATAGCATTATTCAGGATGCCTCTTTGCTGTCCTGCAGGTGAGAACCAAGGATAAGCAAAGATAGAAGTTCTTACACATAGACCGGCAACGTCAGCATTACATGGAATGTAACGGAACTTGTTGTTGAAACGGTCATAGGTGTACTTATATCCCGCATCAAAAATTGCATATGATGAAGAGGCAAGTGGTGAGAAGAACTCTAAGACGTTATCAGTTTGAGTGTCCGTATTTGTAAGATCAACAACATCTGCACGATGTGGTGAAATTACAGCAACGCAGTCTTTTCTATTATTAGCAATAGAAATAAGTTGATTTGCCTTTGCTTGTGATTCGAACTTGTTCCCTAAACCAGGACCCATAATTAAGTAATCAACTGCAATCTCATCTCTGTTGGAGAAGAGATTGTATGAAGTAAATAAATCACCTAAAGTTGCGGTCATTCCACCAGAAGCAGAATAATCTTGACCACCACTAAGGTTATAAGTTACGTTTCCAAGAGCACTGTATGTTCTATCTTGAGAATCTAAATTCCACAGACCTTCCGCTGTAGTATTTGCAGTAAATCCAGAACTAAATCCAGTTGGAACCACATCCTCATTTACATTTAGATCATCTGATGGATTGTCTCCAACATAAAGATATTTTGAAAATACTGCAAGATAATTCTTCCACCAAATCTTCTGTGGAGAATTGACTGCAGAGATAGCATCGGTTGCCTTAGATAGTCCGATGAATTTTTCAAGTAAGTTTCCTTGAATACCAGTTACAGAACCAGTATCATCTACAACTACAACGTGAATTTCATCACTCTTACCGTTTCTATCAACTGCATACTGGGAAGTACCTGGTTTGGGAGCAATTGATCTCCAGAAGATACTTGTATTTGTGAGAGTTAAGGTTTGCTGGTCATACCAATCGCGGATAGGATTAGTGCCAGTATTAACTGCTACGCTTGTGGTAGCAACACCAGCATTAGTTATTACATCAACTGTTATAGAACCACCCGAAGTTGATGGTTTAAAGGATCTTAACTGTGAAAGTTGAGCATACTCAACCTTAGTTTCAGTTCCTACAGTATCTACTACAGATACAACTTTAACATCTAAAGTGCTTGCTCCGATTCCGGTAACAATACCCTTAAGATATCCATTGAAAAGGGAAGTAGTTCCTACGCCAGCAGAAGGTACATTGGTTAAGGTTGTAGTTACTGCATAACCAACCTGAACGAATGTTGTAGCAGCAGCACCAACAGTAATAATTTGGTCTGCTTTGTCGTCAATTACACATACCTTAAGATCGTTTGCCCAGGAACCAGGACTCTTAGCTGCGAAAATGTAGTTTGCAATATCGTCAGCATAATTTGCTTCATAATCGTCAAAATTCTTGATTTTGAGATTTGGTTCGCCAGCGGTTGAAATTCCAGAGGAGTTTCTGATTGCGTTAGCGTTTACTAGGTTAGCACCATCAGTTCTTGCTACCTTAAGTACGCCACCATATGAAAGGAAAGAAGATGCACTCATCCAGTACTCATACTGAGCATCTGTGGAAAGTGGCTTTCCAAAAACATCTATTAGTTCGTTTTCTGTAGTGATATCAATTGGGTCATCTACGGGGCCAATTGCAAAGGGTCCAGCAATTGCACCGATATTATCTAATACATTATCAGCTCTTCCTACTGTTAAATCAACCTCCCTGACTAATACTCCAGGAGATAATTGAGGAGTCGCCATGTTTTTCTCCGTAATCTCAGATTAACTGGAAATATTTATTAAAAAGAGTATTTCCAGTGGGGAAATGAGACGTGAATATTTACCAATCAGGATAACCCCAATCAATTCGTGATGATGGATACTTTTTCTTAATAGTGTTAACTCTGCTTATAGTGCATTCCTTACACTCGTATGCATATGAAGAAGCAACTGCTCCACGATCTTTACGTGTTCTATAGAATCCATCGATTAAATTTTTTGTTTCTCCGCAGATTCTACATTTTCTATCAGTAAGGAATAAGTGTCCTAACTTTATTTGTTTATCTAAATCCATTACATATATTCCCACATGTATGAACGGTCTCCATATTCATCAACATACCATCTGTCGCCATCATCATCAATAAAACTACTTTCATCCAATCCATCAGATATAAATCCAAATGGAGACATATCTTGTTCTATTTGATTTTTTTGCTCCTCATATAGACGTTTTCTTACATCTTGATCGGTAAGTTCTTTGAAGTAATCCTGAGCAACTAACCAAGCATATATCACTAAGCACATGGCCAAGTCATCATTACATCCCTCTTCCGCTTCAAATGAGTTATGCTTTTGAATAAAAGTAGTCAACTCGGAGATTATTTCATAATCATTTAAATATAACTTGTCCTCCTCAATCATGGTTTTTAGATTGAGGCATCCAACTTTTTTAACTGTTTTGGACATCTTAACACCAAGTTGCGTTTTCTTTCCAGAAAATCCTTGACCAACTATCTGACCTGCTCTACCTCTCATAGAACACATAAGAAGATTATTATATTCCAGGTCATACTGAAGAATACTTGCAACTTGGTCACCAACATCGTTTACTTCACATAAAATATATGCACTGTTATATGCTGTTGCTGCTTCGTGAATTATGCTCGGAAAAAGCATTGGTTTTATTTCATTATTTCGATATTTTGCAACTACCCTATGTGGAAATTGTGTGATATCAACAATAGCAAATGCAGAATAATCATTTCCAACACCTCTAGCAACATCTACTGTTATTAAGTAATCATGATCTTCTTCAGGATCAACATAAACATCTAAACCAGCACTACGTGTCTTTGGATGATCGTAGACAAGGTTTCTAAGTTTACTTGGTGCAATGAGAGTATCTACTGAACCTAAAAATTCACATTCAAATTCTACCTTAAATTGTTGATCACTTGTATTAGCGATGGTTTGTTTTTTCCATTCCTCATCTCGGCCAGGAACTTCTGACCAATGAACATCAGTAAAAATATATTCATTCTTACCCTTTTCGGCATCATGCCACATTCGGTAGAAGTGATTCATACCGTGTGGAGTTGAAACTATAATAACCTTAGTTTGTTTACCGGAAGTAATTGTTGGATATACTGATGCGAAGAAAGAGTCTGCAATATGGTTTGGGACGAAAGCAAATTCGTCCAAGAATAGAATGTTAAATGACATTCCTCGGACAGCAGATGCTGATGTGGATGCCGCTAAAATCTTAGAACCATTTTCTAATTCAAGAGATCCCTTATTCCAAGAAACAATCCCCTGTTGCATCCATTTAGGAAGATTTTCATAAGCAGTCTGCAATCTATCCAAAAGTTCTCTTGCCGTCGCTGCTTTGTTGGCAAGAATACCAATATTTACATTATCATTAAAAACTGCATAATGAAGAAGGAAAGAAACTACCGTTGTTGACTTTCCAGTCTGACGAGGCATCTTACAGATATTAAATCTATGTTCATGAAACCTTCTTACTAACTTTTCTTGGAATGGATACATCTGGAAAGACTGCAATCCATGGTCTAGAGTTACAATCTTTACGTAATTTTTGGCAAAATAAACCGGGTCATCTTTACACTTAACAAACTCTAGAACTTGTTCTTGTGTAAATTCAATTGGCGTATTTGCCTTCTTAAGAAGTGGATTACCTAAGTAAACATCAGACATAATAAAAAAACCTTAACTATTAATTACAATTCCATCTACGGAGTGCTTTGTTGATATTGCTATCAGGGTCTCTTGCAGTTTTTGCACTTGTCAGTTTAGACTTCATGCCCTTCATACGGCGGCAAAATGACTTACGACGATCTGCCCTTTTACCTGATGGATTTTTCTCAGTAACTGCAGTTTGTAACTTTGAACCTGGATTTTCTCTACGATATGCTTTTACTGCAGCAGGACTTAATCCATCAGTATCATCTTGCCTGTTTACCTTTTGCCAGTCCTCACCCATTTCAACCTCTTCTCCCATAGGTTTTACATAATTTTTATTTGGACCAGACTTTGCAAAACTACCTCCTTGAGGTCCAACTGCTTGAATTAGAGGAGCGCCGGGTTGAATTTCTGAGACATAGTGGTTAACTAATCTACAATCAGGATAGACTTTCTGTAGTTCAGCAGTCAGTTCAGATCTAGAAGGCATCTTAGTCTGAGGGAAAAACATCTTAACACCATAATACTTTCCTCTCCAAGAAAGAGTAATTGCAATCACATTTCCAGTTTGTGCTTGAAGCCTAGATGCCTCATCAATTTGAGATTTAAAACCTTTAATTGGTTCTGGTTTAATCAGATCTACAACTTCTGCAAATGTATTCCCATCAGCATCTTCAATGGTAACATCTTCTGCTTTTACACATCTATTATATTTTTTTCCAAATAATGTCTGTGTTCCTTTCTTTTTATATCCAGGCCAACATTTCATTTCTTCAAATGATGATTGTTCTTCCATTTCACCACTATCAATATAATCTGCGGCAGTATCAATATAATCTGCTGCTTTAGTTATTTTTGATTGGACCCATGCTTCAAGATCTCCTTCACCCATTTCAACTTTTGAACGAAGTCTTTTTACCGCATCTTCAATGGTCTTCAACTCAGATCTAGCCATTGAATATTCTTCATCCTTTACGGAAACCTTATCCCACACTTTACCACCATAGGTACATTCTGATCTAGTTTCCCTCTTTTTGCACATTGGGCAATATCTTTCTTCTTCGTGCATATGGGTCTCCTCCGTTTTAGTTCCCCAGTTTGCCGCACCAACTTTACGACACTTCACTAATGCCCCAGAAGCATAAGCACTAGGCCAAACAGAATATCTTGACCTTACCTTATGGTAACAAGCATCCTTTTTACCACTACCCTTTCCTGGTTTATCTTTGACTTCTTGTAGGTCCATTTCTTCAGTTCTTACGTTGGTTGGTTTTGCTCCACCAGTCTTTTCTGGTTGATTTGGATCTAATCTATTTTTTCTTTTTCTTGCAGATTCTTCC